CGATGACCCAGGCACTCCTCCATTTCCCATACCGTGTCTTGATGTTGTCAATCAGAATGTTATGGATGCCTCGGACGTTCGGCAGGAGGCCATCCGGCTTGTCATAGTACGGCAGCATGGAGACAGCAGCATAGAGCCTATCCATATCCACTACCAGATCACCGCGGACGCTGTGCAGCTGAACGTATTCTTCGTGACCGGCAAGCGGCGGACCGTAGACAATAAAGACACCTTTCTCGGTTTGGTAACCAAATCGTCCGTGAATCTCGTTATGGCATTCATGATGAACGACCAGAATATTCTCAGGATTCAGCGCAATGTTTGCATCATGTACGTTTTCAGGGGTGAGCTCAGTAATATGGTGTAAGGTCAATTCACTTGGCTTCAACACATATTTGCCGCAGTGCTCGCACCTTAACCCTCGCTCAGCTATAACCACTAGCCGGAACTTTTGCCATGCCTCAGAAGCATAGAAACTTTTTAAGATTGCATACTTGGCCATGTCACCATTCCTTTGCTGCCATTGCTTTAACCTGTGATTTCAGCAGCTCCATTTCTGTCCGGCGCTTCTCGGTCACCTCATCAGGATCGGCTTGACGAATCATTTCCTCATACTGCCGGATCATCGATCGAAGCTCGCTAAAGGCCCGTGCTTGTGACGTAAGGGCTTTTGCCTGCTTATCCCAAGCATGCTGAATATCGAATTCTTCTTCGATGTAAGTCGGAACAATGTCGTATACCCGTTGCTCGCCACCGATCTTTTCTTTGACTACTTCCATTTGTCGTTTTTGCTTTTTGAGCACTTTGGTTTCGTCATCCTTGTCTTTAACAAACATGATCTTTTGAGCACGAAGTATGTTCGTAAGTTTTATCTGGATCATACCGGCCATGACATCGAGTGTAGACATTTCACCGGCACCATCGAAGATTTCACGTGTTTCCTCATCATCGGGCAGAAACTTCCGGAATAGGCCATGCTTTACAGCATGATCGTTCCCTGGCGGTCCACCAGGACCTCCCTTATTTCCTACCGCATTCTTATTTCCGAGAGGAGCGCCGACCCTGCTAGGGAGCATAGGGATCTTGTCCCACTCATCCAGGCACTTCCACTTTCGAACCAGTGCCGCAGAAATACCTAATTGATCGGCGATCTGCTTCGGCTTCTTCTTCCGGCCACTGGCAAGCCAAATTTTCTTTGCTTTTTTCCTTAGATCACTTTGCGGTCGTGACACCTCAAAACACCCACCTCCTATGGAATTGAGTTGGTTTTCACACTATACAAAAGTAAGTGCTGCAAACTGGTCAAAATCAGCTGGAAAAAGTCAGCTGCCAGTCCTAGACAAATTGCCGATTTTCACCCAAAATAGGCTGTTTCAATTCTTCTTAATACATATTCTCTGTAATTGAGTGAAGAAGGTAATCAGCTTTTAGATCAAAGGATTTTCTTGTTACCGTAATTATGAATTCACCATTACTGAAATGAAGGTAATTCGTTACAGTTGGAAGCGATCAAACGCATCGTCTAAGGTGTCCTGCTTGATCCCTAGATAGCGTAAAGTGATGCTTTCCTCACTATGGTTGAACAACTCCATTAGTAACGCTATATCCTTTTCTCGTTGGTAAAAATGATACCCAAACGTTTTTCGAAGGGAATGCGTGCCGATCTCAGCGATGGAAAGTTCTTGCGCTGCTCCATTCAGGACCTTATAGGCCATGCTGGAGCTGATCGGTTCGTTAACCTTCCCCGTTTTGTGCTTTTTGCTTCTTCCAGCAAACAAATAAGCTGAGTCAGGCTTCCCACGAATGTAGTGGTCCAGCGCCTCGCGCAGCGCACGATTGATCTTGATCCTCTTATGCTTCCTTGTCTTTTTCTCGACAATCTCAATATATGGACCTCGGACATCCCCTACTTGTAAAGGCAGAATGTCAGATATGCGCAGCCCTGTATTGATTCCGACCATAAGCAGGACATAATCTCTCTCGTTTCGCTCCTTCAGATATTGCTTGAGCTGCTGGAGCTTATGCGTATCACGAATGGGCTGTACGAACTTCATATTTATCACCGACTTTAGGCTTGGTGCCCTTCTCGCATAAGTCGTCTGGCTTGTGGCAATACTGAGCCGATGCTTCCCATTTCCCCCAAACACAACCTCTACATTTTAAAGGTTGCTTTACCATAGGTTTATTTTGCTTCATTTCACACCTCATCCCATAAAAAAGGCCACCCAGTTTCTCGGATGGCAACAAATTGGTTATGAAGAAAACTTCCACAGGCCTTTACAGGATTCGAACCTGTATGATTCCGCAAGGCCATAATAATAATTGCGGTGCTCTTAACCGCATCCCCACAGTCCGCACCCTTGACGATCAACGTCTAAGGTCATTTTAATGACCCACAGCACAGCCGAGACCCTACTGTGATAACGGATCAGTAGGCACACCGGAGAGTTGAATTCCTCTCTATGTGCCTACTTTATAATTAAACCACCGCCAGTTTTGCGTCAGTTCTCCGTCATGTTACCGCCAATCTACCGCCACTTTTTCAATGATTCCGCACAATTTTAAATGTTCGGCAATTGTATCAACTCCTGTCGCTATTCGCCGATCGATCGTTCTTTCGCTTCGGGCCTCACTCCAAAATAAATTGACTGTACTTGTGTACCTCTGACCCTTAAGGTATCTATGTTCAAATATCTTCTTTACCTCTTCATCCAGGATAAGTTCAAAGGCTGTATCGATTTCGGCGACGATCCCTCCCCATTCCCTTAACACTTGTCTTTGTTTATCGTTAAGCTCGGATTTATTGGTAAGAGCGTCCACGGTGCGCCGCATTTTCGGGTATCGTTTTAGCAGCTTTTTTACTGTCTCGCGTTCTATATCGTTTACCGACGGCCAGAGCTCCCCTTGCTCTACCGTTCCTTCTTCCAAGAGCATTCCCCTCATTCCCTTCATTATTTGGTATAATAATGAAAGGAACATCTGTTTGAATCCGCCGCGCGACGACCAGATCACAGCGGCGGATTTTTTTCATTTTAAGATTTGCTTACGGCTCATTCTGTTCGTACTACGCCATTACTGTATTGAGAAACTCGCAATTGTTTCCCCTTCAACATCCTTCTTACCTCGAATGAATTCTTTGGAGAGCGGAGTCGCCTTAAAATTTGCATAGGAATATTTATAACGATCCTTATTTTCGGCTGGAGCATACTCCCAAACCGTATAAAGCTTCGCGTATTCTTCGGGGTTATACCCGTCGTAGCCCCCGTTGTAAAAGTCCTTAGCTATTTGTTTTTCTAGATCAGTTTCATACGTTGTCACAAAGAATCTTTCATTATCGTAGGTCATTAACCATACTTGATCTTCATGTGGCAAAAGTTCACGGACTTTCCTGACTGCATCATAAATCGACTCTAATCGTTTAATTTCCAAGGAATTCACTCCTTCGCATATTGTGTATACTGCGCTTTATACCCCGACACCCAAGCAAAACCTCTGCCCTTCCGGCCAGGATCTTCTATGATGTAAGAAAGCCCTTTTCTGACGTACCTATCCGGCTGGACTCGAATCTGCCCGTATCTCGTTCTGACTGTCTGGTGCTGGGCTATTTCGGCAGCTGGACATACAACAAGATTCAGGCGCTCGATCCGGCAACCGGATCGGATTAAGGGATCGAGCGCACTTTCGATCATCTGCACGGCCTTGGGATTCATTTGACCTTTTCTCCCATTCGTTCGAGCAAGCCGGCTGCTGCGTTACGATACTTTTCATACTCCTCCGGTACATTTGTTTTGATTTCATGCAAGACGGATAGGAGGTTTCCGAAATTGTTCGTTACAGCTTCGAAGTAAACCGCGAATTTTGCCAAGGCCTTATTGTCACTCCGCTTTACCTTCTCGCGCAGCTGCGCCAGCTCTTTCTCAACCTCTTCTGGCACCTTCTCGATAATTTCCTTGGCCGGAATATCGATCGGTTTTGCCTTCAGTTGCTTCTCCAAGTCCTTCACCTTTTTGGCTGACTCAGCCAAAGCATCCTGCGCCTTGTTCAATTCCTCCTGAAGCTCGGCAGCCCGATCATCATCACCAGATGCGGAAGCTGCCTCCATCTCAGCTTTATACCTCCCGGCCAGCTCGTAATTCATTGCATTCTGCTGCTGCATTTCAGCAAGGCTAGACTCAATCTTTTCCCTTTCTAATTTTTCGCGCTCCGCCTTCTCGTTCGCTTGCTTCAATTCTTTTTCAAGTTTTTGTTTCTCTTTGATCAGTTTTTGAAGCTCACGAGTTGATAGTTCTTCAACATTATTCTCTTTAACAAATTGCTCACGTTCCTCTGCTGGCACTCCCAGCAGCGCCACGGCTTGCGTGTATGACAAACTCCCAAGCGCTTGGGATTCTGCTTCAGCCCCGAACAACGAAATTTGGTTCGATCCGTATTGTTCAAATATTTTCATCAGGTTGTTAGCCGTACTTTGGGAATAGTCAACAGATTCTTGAAGCCATTTACCCCATTCACCATGTGGAAGCATCGATTTGGCTTCAACGAGTCGCCGTCCAATCTCAATGCTGTTGTTAAGGATGAGCGTCTTCGTCTGATCCTTGATTGCATTAATTTCTATCGCTATGACATCTGTTGTCCGGGTGGATAATTGAGTTGTCATACAGCTACCCCTACCTTTATTCTATTTTTCTTGGGATTCAATTTTTGAGAAATAAACTGCTCCACCAGCCTTTTCACATCATCTGTCATGCTGCAATTTCGAAGCCCTCGACATTGGACCACTTTATTTCCTTGCACTTCCATTGTGTAAAACGGGATATTCGGTTTTTCGATCTCCCTAATCAGGAAGATGTCCTTTTTCCCTTCCGCATAGTCTTTTGCGTATGAACCTACACAATGCTTTAATCTTTTACCTTCCTCAAACAGTTCTATTGAAGACTGCGCCGGTCTGATCAAATAACCATTCCATTCAAAAGTTAACTTGTCCAAAGCATGAATACGCTGTTGTATTTTCAAATTGATCAACTCATCCTGTTTGATCTTAATTCTATGAGTTAGCTTTGTGTGGGCCGCATACAGGTCATTTGGGAACAAGTTGTGTTCTTCTTTAAGGTCGATTCCGAGCTCAGCACACTGTCTGCGGTAATCACGCCAGTCAACAAGCACGTCGGTAGCTTCGGCATAATGCCCCTTCCTGATTTGTTTAAGAAAGTACTTAATTACCTTCTGTTCAGAACCGAATGTTAGAGCTATCTTGTAATAGTCTTGATAACCGGAGTATTCTAACCCGGCCAATACGAAAGCTTCAGATATGCTTATATCCAAACCCTTCTTTCTTGCTGTCTGGAAATATCGTAGATGATGCGGTTTAAAAACTAAGCCGGATGCCCTGACTTCCTTGATATCCTGCTTGGTAATACGGAGTACCTTAGGCAACGTCTTGCCATTCCAATTAATAGCACCATGTGTTGGATTGTTGTAGAGTTTAGCCCAGACCATTTCTTGCATTCCAATTTTGGTTAAATATTCAATGCATGGATAGCGAGCAGCTAAGTCGAAAAAATGTACCATGTCCGAAACATAGTCCTTATTTTGATACCTAACATACTTCTCCCAGGTTGAATATTGAAAAGGAGTCCCTTTTACGGCTCTGTGGATATTTGCATTTGACCTGAACTTCGGCCAAGTGCCATACCCACTATAGAATCGATCAAATGCTGATGTTATTTTGGGGTTTGGCTTGCTATGTTCCCATCTAGATGCCCAAAGGCTTCTGCCGGGTTCAAATAGATATTCATAACTGCAATTGAATTCGGTTTTAACCGTTTTGAAATCGCCGCTATAGTTACGTACAACCGATATAATTCTTGCAGTAATCGCTTGTGGATTCACCAACGATTTTTCATACCAAACAAGAACTGCTCTATCAACCATATATTTTCTACTGATCCCAGCACCACGCACTTTGCACTCAGATTTACAGTGCGGACATTTCACTGGATCAAGCTGCTTGTGCTTCAGCCGTTCTTCAGTTCTGTGTTGCTTGTTGCAGTAAGTGCAGTATGCGAATTGAACCCCCGCGACCGTCTTAACAAACAGATATCTACTTGATTTGAATACAGTTTCGTTGACATAACGGGCAAGCGACTTGCTAATCTCTGTTGAAAAATGTTTGGAAAATTCTTTACGATCCATGCCTTTTCACCTCACAAGAAATCATCAAGTTTTACGTCAAAATTTGGCTTTTCAGGTCCCGGAGAATGCTGCTCTGTCTTGAAGGGCACCGGTTCATCCTGCACCCCAAAGTATTTCAGTACAATCGCAAAACCTTCCGTATCCGTAAGCATAGCCATGCCGTTATGCTGCTTCTTTTTGGCCTCGTTCTTCATGGCTTCCAAACTCTTTGCAATTGTTTTATCAGCGTCAAGCATCTTATCAGCACTAGCTGGATTAGCTTCAATATGCTTGATTAGAAACTCCCCGATCACCTTCACATATGGGTTGTTCTTGCTGCTATCCATTTCAGCTTGTAGCTTTTTAATTGCTTCCTGCATCCGTATCACCCCTCATAATTTCATGTTTGTACAGATGATCCTTTAGCAGATCGTACGATACAGTCCGATCATAGAGCGGAATGAAGCGATGTTTATTATCATCCGTTCCCGAGCCCGCGGCGGCGGCGTACCGGAATGCAGATGGATACTCCCGGCCGCTTTCAAGGATCGGAACGCCCAACTCTTTACAGCGCGTCTTAGTCAGCAGCACCGCGAAAGGATACGGTTGGGCTGTCCAGCGGTCTGAACGCGGGATATAATATGGCAACCCTGACTCCAACACTTCAGTTTTCGTATACCACCCATTTTTATTGGGCATGCAATGATTCCTCCTTCATCCAATTCCCAAGACGTTGACCAAACTCCTGAATGCCGCCATCGATCTCTTCCGGATCCAAACCACGAAATTCAGACTCGAGCTCCTGGCGATTTGGAATATGACCAGTAGCCAACGTTCGGGATTTTAAATATTCGAAAACGGTCCATCTATTCATCAAGAAAACCTCCGTTCTCGGTTAACTCGTTTTTTCAAAATCTCTTACACCGTCTCCACGGCGAAAGCTTAATATCCTAGCCTCTTCCGGAGTGATCTTACTTGTATCTATGTCTTCGATAAACCGTGCCCAGAACGGCACATATCGAAATTGACTTTTTTCAGCAGCGTAATAAACATAAGCTGCGGGGCTCTCCCTGTATTGCACCGGGCATCCGACCTGTTTGCAGCGTGTGTATGGCAGCAGAATATCCGCAATCGGAGCTGGCCTTGTCCATCTTCCATCCCACACCCATTCACCATTGATTTCGACTTGAAAGGGTATCAGGCAAGGCTTTCCGCTATCTTGTGCTTGAACTTTGTTAAGCCAAAGCTTTCGCATGAGACCGCCCACCTTTGCTTTCCTGCATGTTCTGCGCCTCTTGAAGCATTTTCTGGAATTCTTCTTCCGACACTTCTGGTGCAGATGTCGATGGCTCCACAACCGGGTTATGCGGCTTATTGCTACTGCCGCTTTTCTTTTCCCGTACACCATTTTTCATTTCGATCACCAATCTCGGAAACTGTTTCCGGAACTTTTCAGCACTCAGGACATTACTTTTCCAAAAATCATGCGTAACGACCCAATCCATAACTTTTTGAATCAGCTTCTTATCCGTTTGTTTGTCGATCTCTACCAGCTTTCGGAAGTCGTCGGCCCAAGTTTGCAAGTTTGTATTGGCTGTTAAGTGTTTCAGCCCTTCAGCTTCAGCCATAATTTCTACTTTGTCTTTAAAGTAAATCGCCATGCGATAATATGCGCTGTCCTCTGCGTATTCCCTTTTCTTTCTCCCCTTTGATTTCGATGGATCATCATGAGGAGGTTGGTCAGGATTTGCCGGAGGTGAATCCGGGGGAATATCTTTGTTTCCTTTACTTTCCTTTCCTTTACTTTCCTTTACTTTACTTTGTGGTGTTTCTGTCTCACCGCTGTTACATTTAGTCGGGTTAATGTAAACATTAACTACCTTTCCGTCGTCATTAACTACTGTGATAGAGTGACTCACATTCTTGCATTCCTCGCTGGGGTCAATCAGAATGTAGTTCTCATGCATGGTAATCTGCTTTCTTCTTTTGGCTGCCTCGATGAATCTCTTCTGGAAGCCCTTTGATGTGAGAATATTATGGTCCTCATACATCTTTTTGTTGAAGAAATCCCATTTAATGCATTCATTAATGACTTCACTTATCGTATTAATGTCAACATTTACTCGGTTCGAGAATACATATTGCTCCCGTTCTCCCCACAAGTAAAAGTATCCGTTGCGGTAGATTTCCATCATGATTTTCACGACGATTCCAAGTCCGTTCATCCCGTACTTACCTATCACAACGACCAGCTTGTCATCCTGATCGAAGTCGATATCAAGAGGGAAATAGTCTAGGCTTTCCTTTAATGGTCTTGCCATGACTTCTATCCCCTTTCCGCATACTTACTGTTTCTGACAAATAGAATGAAAATGTGGTATGATTCATTTTGAGGTATTTTTTAATCGATCACGCTGGCAGGCGTGGTCTCTTTTTTTTGGGAGCCAGCTCGAAAGATTCAACGACTTCGGCCGGATCGCATTTCAACAATTGAGCTCTTAGCGCTTTGATTTCATTAATAATTGCCGTGGTAGCTGGGTCGCCATCAATCAACATGGAATACAAACGGCAAAGCCTCTTACGCAAGTTGCGGCGCATAATATCGCGCTGTGTGAACACATCTTTCTTCATGTTCAGACCTCCCCAAATCGCATTTGCATGGCCTGAAACGCCAAACGCTTGTTATTTGAATCAAGAAAGTCCATGTCCGATAAATTAACTTTATGGCGTTCGTTGAACAAGTGAAGGGCCAACTGAAGCATGAACTTCTCTGAATGACTCCATGGCTGCGCCTGGCGCTTTAGTGCATCGACTTTAATGATTCGATTGTTAACGTCAATGTACTTTGTGGTGCAGACACTTTTGAGCCTTGGCTGGTTTAAAAACAAATGCAACGTCCCCCGCCAGTAACGATCTTGCATTAAATCCGCTGGAATTGTGCTCACCGACATGCCTCCTTTATTTAGTTATGATGCGGTCGGCCGCATCTCTCGACGCCGAACAGGAGAATGGTTAGAATACTGTCCGACGCCGGGAGACAGGGCCGACAGGGCCTTGTCATTAAACTGTTTCTTCCTTGCCATCTCGATAAACATCAGCTAAAATAAAGGAAATGAGACTCTTGAATCGGGTTCTCAATTTAAGCGCTCGGCCTGCCCGCCGGGCGTTTTTCATTTCCATTTCAGCCAATTCAATCATTTTATTCAGGTACTTTTCTGCGTTCCGAGTATTTCTTCCAATCATCATTTCAGGATTCTGTCGGATCAACTGCAAATTGTGCTTCGCGTTTCGGCCAGCTTCGATTGCTTGCTTTACCAAATCCTCTCTGGACACTAAAATTCCCTCATTTCAAATATTTTTTGGATTTCAGGTACGCCCTATGCTCCTTCCAAACTTCCATCCATGAAAAACAATATTCCTTGCAGAGAATTGCAACGTAATGTGTTAATGCGGTAATTGCCTCGACGCATTCCATCAATGTCAGCTTTATTTGCTTCATGTCTGCTTCGGCCAATTGTTCCTTTGTCTTCGTAATTGGCGCTCTTTGCAAGGAGTCCATTGCTTCTTGGATTTCTTCTAGGGTTTTTATATGTACACTTGATTTGTGGAGGTCCACATTGTTCAGCCAGGGAACCGATGCTCCTTGTGTTACCTCCCCGGCTGCGGCAATGTAGAGCTGGCCGTCATCGTAATGCTTGGTCGTCGATGCCATGACTTCCTTAGTGGGCTTCCTTGTCCCCTTTACAATCTTTCCGATCAATGAGGCGTCGACATGAGCAGCGGCGCCGGCCGCCCCTCGTGTCTCCCCTTTTCTTTTGAGCACTTCTTCGAGTGCTGCTCCAAATTGTCCGATTGCCATCTAAAATTTCATCTCCTTTGTCCGTTTTATGGGATGATTCCGGACAAGGGATTGTTGTAATATTTAGTTGTGAGTAACACATTCCCTAACCTTCATCCCCTCGCCGCCTGCAGCTGGTACCGCTCTGGCGGCATATTTCTTTAAGGCTTGTCCGCACGTGTGAAACCTAGATGGTTCCACCCTTAGAACGAACATCGCGGACAATTTTCCAAGCAGCCGAATACATATCTTTTAGAACTTTTTGAACCTCTTCCGGAGTCTTGGCCATGTAGTTATCACAAATATGAACTTTGCTTTCACCGAAGGTGTACGTTTCTACAATGTTTGGATCCGGAAGAAGCATATTAGACTTTTGCACCTGAGCATCCCTCCCGGGATTATGTATATGCGGTGCTAGTTGTGGGACAGCCATTGATATTCACCCCGCTGGTTGTTGATTAAGAAATTGCATGGTGTAAATAACTGATGAATAGCAAAATAATTAAGCCTGTATTTTTGTACACTGATCCTGTACCTTCAGGTCAAAAAAAAGATTGTTTATGTCTTTTTTTAAAATGCTTGCTACCCGAAATGCATCGGCGAGTGAAGGGTACGAATAACCATTTTCCCAATTACTGACCGTCGCTTTGGAATACCCGAGTTTTTTCGCTAATGCTTCTTGGGTAAATCCCTTTTCTTTCCTCGCCCTTGTTAGTGCTTCATTCTTCAATTTAATCACCTCTTTGTACACTGTTCTTGTACCTCTGTGATTTGATTATAAAGTACAGGATTGGTGTATGTCAATACCCAAATACAACTATGGTGTACTCGTGTTTATATTTAAACTTTATTCTTGTACAATATACCTGTACTTTTTTGTTACCACTAGGAGGGAATATAAGTGTTTGAAGGAGAAAGAGTTGCCCTATGGAGAAAAAAGAAAAAGCTAACTCAGGAAGAATTAGCTGTTAAAGTAAACGTGACCAAAGCTGCTATAAGCAATTATGAAAATGGCCATAGCACTCCTTCGAATGAAACATTAGTCGCTTTAGCAGATGCATTAAATATTGATACCGATTACCTTCTTGGACGAACCGATAAACCTAATGTTTACGAACTGAATAGTATTCATCTTGAAGATGAAATCCATGAAAAAGCAGAAAGATATGAAGAATCTGGAACAATAAATATAGATGAAGATACCCGAAGAAAAATAGACTTTTTCAGGAAGTTGGAAAGCGATCTAGGACTTGACCTCTCTGATCCTGATATTCAGAAAAAGCTCAAGCGAGCTGCCAAAATCATCTTCTCCAACGAAGATTGACTTTATTTCCTTTAACATTTCTGCCAATCTTTCTTTTGATAGCCCTGATTTCTCCAATTCATTATGTAAACAATCTAAGTCTTCTGCGTTCATAAAAATGTCACCTTCCAAGATGGAATTATTAACAAAATATTAACACGCGAACATGCGTTCGTAAATATTTCACATCAAATATCCTAAAAATAATATCAAGGAGAGCATCGCGATGCGGTATGTGCCGGATCGTTGTCGCCTCCAGCAGCTTTACAAGGAAACCGGTATTACTCAACGTATGTTGCATATCATAACCGGTATCCCCGAGAGCCAATTATCTGATTACGCTAACGACCGCACAACTATGGGTTTTGGTACTGCTGTCACCATCAGCAAGGCCATGAAACTACCAAATTGCGAATTGTTGTATACTTGGAAAACTGCTGAATGAGGCGCGGAGGTTTCACCTCCCGGTCCGGCAGGGACTTCAAGAAATATTGAAGTTCCTTGCACGTTTTTTTGCTTTTTCCTACATTATACATGGTTCGATTGAAATAATTTGTCATATGTTGTCGCTTATACACGGTAACTTAGGGGGGTTGAAATGCATTGTTTCCTTATCTATAGCGGCTTCTCGAAGATATCACTACTTGCGAATTATCGACAAACTTCACCGTTACTACCCCTTTAGTGCGCCGAACGTACCTAACTCGGTTCCTGTTTACAATTGTGGATTTATCAAAATGCTCGAATCCATACCGTTTTAGTGCCGAAGATATGTCCTTAAGTGTTAACAATGGTGCGTACGATCCAGTGGCCGTATGGTACAAAGGCAGCAGGTCCGCCGACTTTCTCGGGCGGAACACCGTAATATAATTGACTTCATATAGCGAAAAAACTTGAAAATCTGTTTCTTCACCTGTCCGATCGGTAGCCTTTACTCCTATTATCTTCATTTTTTCTCCTTATGCTTTAATGTTTATGTAAATATCGTAGTGGCAGTTGGATAAAAAATCATGTTGTAAAATATGACATTCAAGACATGGCTTTTGATTTCAAGATGGATTAGAATATACGCATATTTAGTTGTTGGTCATAGGAGGATAAACATCATGGGCAAATTTAGTACGAAATTAAGTCCAGTTATCAAAACAGAGGCACGCAGAAAGCAGGACATTTTGGCGCTGCATGAGATAGAAAACATCATGGACGAATACGGTCTGTATCTGCGGAAATCGCGTGCAGATATCGAAGCAGAGGCACGCGGCGAAGGGGAAACCTTAGCACGTCATGAGAGAAACTTGCTTGAACTTGCTTACAAGATGGGAATAAATATAAAGCCAGAGAACATATTTCGTGAAATTGTTTCTGGTGAAAGTATTGAACACCGCCCCGTCATACAAGAAGTTCTCCAATTAGTAGAGGATAGAAAGTTCAAAGGCATATTCGTGATGGAGATCGAACGCCTAGCACGTGGCGACACCGTAGACCAAGGGATAATTGCACAAACCTTTAAGTATTCAGGGACAAAAATAATAACTCCTACTAAGATTTATGATCCTAACAATGAATTCGATGAAGAATATTTTGAATTCGGACTATTTATGTCACGTAGGGAGTACAAAACTATAAACCGCCGTCAACAGTCCGGACGTATGGACTCGGCCAGAGAAGGAAAATTCATAGGAAATATACCGCCGTATGGTTATCTACGCCGGAAACTTGAGAAGGAAAAGGGCTACACCCTGGAACCTCATCCTGAACAAGCGCCAGTAATCAAAATGATTTTTGATATGTATGTAAATCAAGGCATGGGTACAAGCATGATAGCTAATAAGCTGAACGAGCTTGGAATACCCACGGCTAAAAATAGTGTTTGGGTCGTGGCCACGATTAACGGAATTATAAGAAATCCGGTCTATTATGGGCTAATCGCAGTGAAGAAGAGGCCACAAATAAAGGCTCGATCCAAAGGTGTTGTTACAAAAACCCGACCAAGAGTTGAAAGTAATAAGTGGGTTACGGGAGAAGGCCTGCATGAACCTCTTGTATCTAAAGAAACATGGGATAAAGCCCAAGAGATTTTGCAGGGTCGTTCCCACACCCCAGCTCCAGCAGGCGTCATTGCGAGCAGCCTAGCTGGCTTAGTTAGGTGTGAAATGTGCGGCAGGTTAATGGTTAGGCGGCCATATACCAGAAATCAACCACCATCTCTCATCTGCGCGACGCCAACATGTACAAATGTGAGCTCTGCTTTTGATCTAGTAGAAGACCGCATTCTTGAAGGTCTAAGGAAATGGTTAGAA